AGGGACGCTCAGGGCTTCGAGACGATCGTGATTGATTCCGCCGACTGGATGGAGCGGATCATGATCGAGCAGATCGTCCGCCAGGCCGGGAAGAAGAGCATCGAGGATTTTGGATTCGGCAAGGGCTACATCCACGTTCAAGAGCGGGTATCGAAGTTTCTGGCGATCGCCGACCAACTGATCGCCCGCGGAATCAATGTGGTCTTCGTCGCTCATTCCAAGGTGCAGCGGACCTCGCCGCCCGACCAGACCGACGGCTATGACCGCTACGAGCTCAAGCTCACGAAGCAGGTGGCCCCGTTGTTGAGAGAGTGGTGCGACCTCCTCCTCTTCTGCAACTACCGGCTCAAGCTCGTCGAGGGCTCCGACGGCCGGATCAAGGCCAGCGGAGGCAAAGAGCGGGTCATGTACGCCGAGCGGGCTGCGGCCTGGGACGCCAAGAATCGCTTCGGCCTGCCTGAAGAGATGCCGATGTCGATCGACCGCCTCGCCGGGATCTTCGGCGGCACGCCGGCGGCAGAGCCGGCCGTCATGACGAAGGCCGCCAAGGCGATCGCCGATGCCAACGACGACGCCGCCCTCGCCAAGTGCCGCAAGCGTGTCGACCAGCTCCTCTCCGACGGAACCCTGACCTCGGCACAGTGGGCGACGCTCACCGACCAGATCGACGCCCGCGCTCCGAGCGAGGAGCCGGCCAATGCCTGAGTCGTGGCAGGAGTTTTGCGAGCGTGAGGTCCGCGAGATCTCACGGGATCGGTCATGGGAGCGGGCGTGGTCGGAGCACAAGAACGGAGGCGAGCATGTGGAGCGATCGGAGCCCGTGGGAGGCGAAGCGGGCAGCACAGAGGGCGAAGGTCGACCAACTGGGCCTTCTGCTTGAGAGATACAAGGCCGGCGGCCTGTCGTTCGCAAAGCTCGCCGACCAGATCGAGACGGTGATTCATGGACAGCCGGAGCGGATCGTCCGCATCGGCAAGGAGCACAAACCGGAGGTTCAGTCATGATCGAAATTGATTGGGACAAGTTTCCAGCAGACGTGATGGAGGAGAAGGCGAAGTCGGCAATCAGCCGCACGCCGCTCTCGGCCGGCTATCACCTGGGCCACGTCGAGAAGATCGAGGTCAAGGAAGGCTGGCGGCCCAGCGACAAGAACAAAAGCGGCGACTGCCTCTCGATTTGGATCGACGTGATCGACCACGACAACGACCGCAAGCGGATCTTCGAGACGGTGCCGACCAACCTGCTCTGGAAGATCGCCGAGATCTGCCGGTGTGCGGCCGTCGAAGGCCCAAAGCGTGGCGAGAACTGGGACGAGAACTGCCTGCAGGGTGCCAAGCTCTACATCGAGACCGACACCTACATCGTCCAGACCGGGAAGAACATGGGCGACGAGCGACCCAAGGTCTTGCAGTACGTTCCGGCCGACCGCCGGCCAGCACAGCCGGAGCCGGTGGCCGAGCCCGTGGCGAAGACGCCACGCAAGACCCAGGCCCAGAAGGCGGACTCAATCGTGAAGGAGGTCGCCAGCGATGACATCCCCTTCTAAAGCTCGATTTGTCGGCGGGCCTCTCGACGGGGCTGTTTACAAGGCCCACGGCGTCGACTGGTTTCCGGAGTTTCTCAGGCTGCCGCATGGCGACCGGCTGCACCTTTACCGGTGCCTGGTCGTCGAGATCAACGGCAGGGATCGTGTTCGGTATCGCCATGAAGGCCACAGCAACGTAGGGCAGGAGTCGATCTCGTGAAGATCAAAAAGCCAACCATCCAGACCTTCGGACGTGTCGCCACGGCGTACCTGGCCGACCGCATCGTCTCCCGCTACTACGGCGAGAACGTGATGCGGATCTCGGCCAGGTGCGGCGAGGTGAGCGTCGAGCGGGTCAACGCCTACCTCCGCACCATCTCTGCGGAGAAGGCCTCGACCACGGTCAGGGCCGAGCGGACGATCCTGCTTACGCTCTACCGCTGGGGCTACGAGACGGGAATGATTGCCGAGGCCCCCCGTGGCGTGATGCGGATCAAGAGCCGCAAAAGCCCTACTAAGGCCTGGACGATCGAGCAGCTCCGCTCGCTGGTGGAGGCGACCAAGGCCCACGAAGGCCATCGGCTCCGCAGTGGTGCCGACCTCGGCCTCTTCCTGCGGTGCTGGGTGCTATTGGCCTACGAGTGCGGGGCTCGCTTCGGCGACGTGATGTCGTTCCGGTCTGAGCACATCGACGGCGACTCGCTCGCCTGGACGCAATCCAAGACGGGCGACCCGATGACCAGGTCGCTAACGCCGGCCTGCCTGTCGGCGGTTGACCAGATGATCGCCGGCTCTACCGACGGCACGATCCTCGGCTGGGTGTGCAAGCGGCGGCAGGCACAGCGTCTCATGAGGCAGTTGATCGACGGAGTCGGCATTGGCGGAACATCGAAGTTTCTGCGGCGCAGCGGGGCGACTCACTGCGAAATGGCCCAGGCCGGAGCCGGCAGGCTTCACCTAGGACATCGCTCCCCTTCCCTCTTCGAGCAGGCCTATTGCGATTGGTCACAACTCAGGACGAAGACGCCAAAGACCCCGGCCCTCATTTAGCAGGTGACGAGCATGGATGCTCTCGACGACCTACCGCTCTTCGCCGCCTGCCGGCGAAACGACCCGATCACCAGCCGGATGGCGGCGCGCATGGCCGGCGGCCTGGTGGCTGACCATCACCGCCGGATCCTCGACGCCCTGGCGTCGGGGCCGGCTGGCAAGACGGAGATCGGCGGCCGGAGCGGCCTGACGGAACAACAGGTAGCCAGAAGGATGCACGAGCTCGCGCGTGGCGGGCTGGTGGTGGCTACGGGGAAGACGGTGCGGTCGGCTAGCGGCCGACCGGAGAGGGAGTGGAGGTGCGTGTGATGAAGTTTTGCGACTGGCGTACAGCGAAACAGACGCTTCTTTCTTTGCTGACAGAACAAGGAGCGCCGGCTTTGCACGTGCAAAAACTGCGATCAGCAGACGCGGCAGAGTTTTTGCGAGAGTGCGTCGCGCAGGAGATTTCTCTCTTGCGTCGCGGGGTGCCAGAGGAAATGCAGAGCGGGGTGTTCAGCAGACTGCTTGCTTTAAGTCGCGGCGATGGGTCCGCGGTTGATTTTGTGAATAGGTGCGTCTTTTCAGTGCCTGATGAAATCGCATCAAAGGTGGCAGCGGTGCAGGCCTTGATGAGATTTGGTGCGGAGATCACGTGGTTTGAGGAGGATCGGCCTTTTTACAACGTGTTTCCTATTGTTGTTTCGTTAGCGAACAAAACAAAACTAGATTTTCCGATAAGGCTTGTGCAGTTTCCGAATCAAACCATTTGCTTTCGCTTTGCTGCATCACAGGTTCCGGGAGGCTACGAAGCCGCGCTAGTTACCGCGGCAAAAGAACAAAACTGCTTGCTTGTTGTGGCACAAAAGCGACTGCCAAGTGGCGAATTAAAGATTCAAATTTCGCACGTTTCATGCTGCGGAGACACGGATCAGACCGTAGACGAAGCTTTGAAATCCCAGCAAGCAAACTTTGCTGGACTGCCAGAATCAATTCGTTCCTTCTCGGCGGCACAGTCCTACCAACGCGTGGGCGATGAGATGTCATTCATATACAGGCTGGCTGTCATAGCGGCTCAGCTCGCGTCTGGATCTGATTTAATCACTCCGATCGTTCTTGAGCGAGACAGGGGAAAACATGCGACGGCGCAAGAGCCAGAGCGAAAATGGCTTGAAGAAAGGGCGGCGCGGGTTGCTGGCCGTGGCTTTGATTTTGGGCGCAGCCTGCAGCGCCTAAGCGAGCAGTCTCCGCATTGGAGAAACCCGCACCTTGCCTTGTTTTGGACAGGTGCAAATCGCCAAGTCCCAAAACTTCAATTAAGGTCCGGGTGCGTCGTAATGCCTCGCCATATGTCCGAAATACCCACTGGGTATTTAGGGCCAGAATCAGAGGCTGAACACGATGGAAATGGCATAGCGACATTCGCGCGCATCACGATCCCGAAGCGATTGCGTTTTGAAGTTCTTCGCAGGGATGGCTACAGGTGCCAACTCTGTGGATTGCAGCAGAAAGACGGAATCGTTTTGCACGTCGATCACAAGGTGCCTGTTTCAAAGGGAGGGCCGACAACTATTGAAAACCTGTGGACGCTTTGCCAGCCGTGCAATAGCGGCAAGAGCGACAGCGAGCTTGTGGCGACTCAGGAGGAGATAACGTGAAGGAATACATCGTAAACGGCGACGGCAGCGTTGAGTGGCAGTGCAACGAATGCAGCGAGCCGATGCTGCTGTTCCCAGGCGACGCCGTTACGGTGGTTGTCGGAGAGTGTGGCGTCGTCGCTGGCGTTATCTGCGAGCGATGCGCGAACAAGCGACAGGTCGCCAAGAATTGACGCCGCGGGGCGGAATAGAAAGAAAAACCAATGACCACTAAACGCCAAACCGCCGTCGCCGCCACTCGCTCGACCGTGGCCGAGTACCTGGCCTTGATCGACTCGGCAGACCTGAAAGACCTGCGGCCCGTCGAGGCCGACTCGCAGTGCAAGAAAAAGGGCCGCGGCACCGTCGGCATACAAGGCATGATCCTCGATGCCATGGACGACGGCCGGCTCGAAGGGATCGAGGCTCATCGCCTGCTCTGTGCTCTGAATCAGAAGTTGAACGGCAACACGGTCGGCCTGTGCCGGATCACGCCAGACGGCGACGTGATGGCTATGGGATCTGTAATCCAAGGAGGGGAATGATATGGCCGGTGAATGGATCGCCTACGACCTCGCAATGCCCTCCAAGCCGGAGGTTCAGGAGCTCATTGACATCACCGGCGAGCCGGTCGAGGTCGTGGTCTACCGCCTCCTGCAGCTCTGGGGCTGGGCCTCGATGCACTGCGCCGATGGCATGGCGAAAATGACCCCCCCCCGGCTCGTTCGCACCTGCGGAGGGACGATTGAATTCTGGCGGGCTGTTGAGTCTGTCGGGTGGCTGGAGATCGACGAGACAGCGGCTACCGTTTCTGTCCCAGGCTGGGATCGACGGTTTAGCCAGGCCGCTAAGTCGAGAGCCCAGGACGCCGACCGAAAACGAGCCTACGAGGACGCCAATCCGGGTCGAAAGGCTGCCCGACGCCCAGGCGTCGGACGGCCCGACGGTCAAGCGTCGGACGATCCGACGGCCGACCGTCGCAGAGGAGAGGAGATAAGAGGAGAAGATCCTCCTCCTCCGCGCGTAGGCTTCGCAGAATTGCGGGAAGCATGGAACAAAGGCCCCGGAAAGCGTTGGACGCCTCACAAGCCATGCGACAACGCCGAGGACCGACTCAACGATCCTGGCTGGTTTACCGCCGCCGTCGAGGCCATTGAGCGGCTCAAGACTGCGAAGTTCTTCAAGACGCCGCCGACGTTGATTCAATTTTGCCGCGATGGCTTCGTCGAGCGATGCCTCGGCGGTCAATACGACGCCGCAAAGACCGAAAAGGGTGGTTTTACCGGGGGAAAACCGGGATCGACGGACTACAGACCTCCCGCAGAATGGACGGGCGACGATGCGGCACGATTCGAGGCGACGAAGCGTCGAGAACTGGAACGGCTCGCAAGGGCAGCCGCATCGTGAAGACCACCCCCACCCCTCGGAGGCTCACCATGAAGTCTTTTTTCCTCGCCGCTCTGATCGCATTGTCGGGCGTTGCCAACGCCGACACGGTTGTCGTTACGACCACGATCACGACGGCCCAGCAGGACGCCGAGACGATGGCCCGCACGGGCGTCCTACGTCACTGCGGACGGGCAGGCGGTCGCAGAGAGGGTATCGGCTACGGTTCGACGCCAGAGGCCGCAGTGAGGGCCTGCTGCTTCTACGGGCGCTACCGCATCGTTGAGCGTGGCGTCGCGTATTCGCCGAGCCGTCGGGCCTACTTCGCTTGCCTGAGGTACGAATGATGGGAAGCCTCAGCCGGCAAAAGGGGAAGCGCGGCGAGCGGGAGTGTGCAGCCGAGCTGGCCGCCGTCTTCTGCTGCCAGGCGAGGCGTGGCGTTCAGTACCAAGGCGGGCCAGACTCGCCCGATGTCGTGCTCGCTGGGATCGACGTACACGTCGAGGCCAAGCGCGTCGAGGCATTGAACGTCTACAAGGCTCTTGAGCAGGCCAAGGCGGACGCAGGCCAAGGCAAGGTGCCGATCGTGTGGCATCGGCGTAACGGGAAGGGCAGCGTCGTGATCGTCGACGTTGTTGATCTTGTGGCGCTTGCGAACGCGATCGTCGATGCGAGGCGGAAGGCGTTGGATGCGGAGATTCAAGAAACAAACGCCGCAGCGGGAAAGGCCTAGAAAACAAGCGCTAAACGCACATGACGAGCGAAAAGCACTTGTTTTATGGGCTCAATGCGATGTTGCAAAAGTGTTGCAGAATGATACTGCCGAAACGGCATTGCACCAAAAGGCCTATATTTATAGTGTTTTATGCACATGACGTGCAAAAAAGCCTATTTTTATAGGGCGGGACGCACTGTAGCAAAATGCTACACTCAAAAAGGTACTCCCTAGCCTGAAAAACTTTAGGTGAGGTTGCGAGCAGCCTTCCTTTGATACATCGTTATTCCCGTGTTTTAGCCTGTTTTTCATGACTTCAACCACCCCAGCCACCGCGGCCTACGATCGCTTCAAGGATCGCTCGGCCCAGGCGAAGCGGGAGGTCTCGGCCAAGGGTCGCGACATCGGCGAGATGCCGCCGATCGCCGATCCGAAACGCCGCAAGTCATGCCGCACCGACTTCCGCCTCTTCTGCGAGACGTACCTGCCGGAGTCGTTCGTGATCGCCTGGTCGCCCGACCATCTGACGGCGATCGGCAAGATCGAGGGAGCGGTCTTGCGTGGCGAGTTGTTTGCCTTCGCGATGCCCCGCGGCTCTGGCAAGACCACGCTCTGCGAGGCTGCCTGCTTGTGGGCGATGCTCTACGGCCACCGGCAATTCATCGTGGCGATCGGTGCCGACCAGGCGATCGCCTCGTCGATGGCCGACTCGATGAAGGCCCAGATCGAAAACAACGACCTCCTCCTCGACGACTTTCCGGAGGTCTGCTACCCGGTTCGGTGCCTTGACCGGATCAGCCAGCGGGCGAAAGGGCAGACCTACCAGGGCCAGCCGACGGAGATGTCGTGGGCAGCCGATCAGATCACGCTCCCCTACATCAAGGGCTCGCCGTCTGCCGGGGCGTGCGTTCGGGTCGCCGGCATCACCGGCCGCATCCGCGGTCTCAAGCACACCCGCCCAGACGGCAAGACGCTCCGGCCCTCGCTGGTCTTGATCGACGACCCACAGACCGACGAGAGCGCCGCCAGCCCGTCGCAGTGCCAGACGCGGGAGAAGATCCTCTCTGGTGCGATCCTCGGCCTCGCCGGGCCGGGGGCGAAGATCGCCGGCCTCTGCACGATCACCGTCATCCGACCCGACGACCTAGCCGACCGGCTCCTCGACCGGGTGCGGCATCCCTCGTGGCAGGGCGAGCGGACCAAACTCGTCTACGAGTGGCCGACGGCCGACGACCTTTGGTCGGAATACGGCGAGCTGCGGCGGTCGGGGCAACGCAACGGCACCGGCACGGCCGAGGCCGACGCCTTCTACCTCGAACGGCGGGAAGCCATGGACGCCGGCAGCCGGGTGGCGTGGCCGGAGCGGCTCAACCCCGACGAGACATCCGCGATCCAACACGCTTGGAATCTGCGGATCGACCGTGGCGAGTCTGCCTTCCACGCGGAATACCAGAATCAGCCGATCGCCGAGGATGTCGCCAGCGACAAACTCGACAAGCGGGCTCTCGCCGGTCGGGTGACGACGCTCGCCAAGGGCGTGGTTCCGGCGAATCACCACCAGCTCACGGCGTTTATCGACGTACAAGACCGTGTGCTCTTCTGGCTGGTCTGCTCGTGGTCCGAGTCGTTCGGTGGGAATATCGTCCAGTACGGTTGCTACCCAGACCAGGGCGTCAGCTACTTCGAGGCGGGATCGGCCAAGCGGACGCTCGCCAAGGCCGGAGGCGTCGAGGGCTTTGAGGCGGCGCTCCACGCCGGCCTCGACACTCTGACGCAGATGCTCATCGGCAAGGAGTGGAAGCGGGAGGACGGGGCTGCGATGCGGATCGGGCAGCTCATGGTCGACGCTAACTGGGGCAAGAGCACGGCCACCGTCCGCACGTTCGCGAAGCGGAGCCCGTGGGCCTCGACGATCCTGCCCAGCCACGGCCGCGGCATCGGAGCCTCGTCGCCGGCCCTCACCGACAAGGGGAAGGCACGAGGCGACAAGATCGGCCTCAACTGGCGGATCGGCAACATCAACGGGCAGCGGTCGGTGACCTACGACACGAACTATTGGAAGACGTTCGTCGCCGCCCGCCTGCGGCTGGCGACGGGCGATCCGGAGGCGCTGGTGATCCACGCCGGCGAGCACGACCTCCTCTTCGACCATCTCACGAACGAATACCCGGTTCGCACCGAGTCGGCCCGTGGGCGAGTCGTCGACGAGTGGAAGCTGTCCGGCACTCGCTGGGAGAATCATTGGTGGGATTGCTTGGTCGGTGCTGCCGTGGCGGCGTCAATCGCTGGCGTCCAGCCGACGGCCACCGAGTCGGGCGGCCGGCAGCGGCGGAAGGTGACGATCCCGACGGCAGCGGGCGGCAGGCAGCGTATCGAGATCAAGAGGCTCCGATGAGTAGCGGATTGATTCTCGCCGTGGGCGTTGTCTATCTCGTGGTGGCGGTTGACCAATACCGTCAAGGGGCTCCCGGTATGGCGATCGCTTGGTTTGGCTACGCCCTAGCCAACGTGGGCCTAGCCATGGCTGCCAAGTAGGTTCCACACCCCCTGCGGTTTGCTCGCCGCAGTCTCTACCGTCGCAGCATGAGCGACGAAGTATCCAACAAGCTCGCCGAGGCTGCCGTCGGACCCAAGCGGGTCCGCACCGACGCCGGCGAGGTCGAGGCCCACGATCTCGACCAGATCATCGAAGCCGACAAGTACCTCGCCTCGAAGGCAGCGGTCTCCGGCGCAAACAACACCCGCCGCGGTCTCCGTTTCAACAAGTTGATCCCGCCGGGGACGATCTAAGTGGGCCTTCTGGGCAACATCTTCTCGAAGCCTCGACCGGCAGCGGTTCCGATGCCCTCGCGCGTGCGTGCGAAGTACGACGCCGCCTCGGCTGGCGACGACGTGCGCCACTGGAGCAATGCCGACGCATTTGCGGCCGATGCCGCCCTCTCGCCCAGCGTTAGGCGGACGCTCCGCAATCGTGCTCGATACGAGCGGGCGAACAACTCATTCCTCGCCGGCATCTCCTCGACGCTCTCCTACGATCTGGTCGGCACCGGCCCCCGGCTGCAGCTCAACAGCGGCGACACTGAGGTCGACCGCCAGGTCGAGCGGTCTTTCTTCGATTGGACGTGGTCGGTCGACTTGGCCGGCAAACTCCGCACGATGCGAGAGGC